TCACAGATAATGATTAAGATTAAAGTGGCTGTTCTTATATGGAGAAAAGGGATCTATAGTTGTTCCCCTACCACCCACCCATTTAGCTGTTAGTTTTGTTTTTTTTTTTTTTTTTTTTTTTTTTTTTTTTTTTTTTTTTTTTTTTTTTTTTTTTTTTTTTTTTTTTTTTTAAAATGATTTATTTAAATTTTAAATGTCCAATTATGGATAATTAATTCAAATTTAATTTTTGAAGACAACTGCAATTTTACAGCTGAATTCCAAATTTTGCAAGGAAATCCCTTGCAGCAGCACTGACATTTGACTTCTTCCACCCAAGATTGCTCACAACTGCAAGTGCATTTGTGACTTCAGCATATTTCTGCTGGGTCCAAAGTGTAGCATCCATTCCAGAGTACTTCTGCCTCATGGCCTTTTCCAAGTATTTTGATTCCATCATCTTCTTTTGAACCTTGTAGATTCCAATTGCCAAAGGGTAAAATTTGAAAGATTCTAGAAACATTTCTGTTCCAGGGAAAAATGACAAATAGACTTCAGGCCCATCAGTCCATGTTATTCCATTTGAAGCAGCAATTGGGTTGACAATCTTTGAAGTAATTACAACCTTTTCATGCTCAGGCCCTGATAGGATTCTCTCAAGCAGATATCTAGCCAGATATCCGCTCAGCCTGTGCAATGTCATTGCTTCATCTGGAATCAGCATATTCCTGTTTCCTGGGAAGTGAGTGTTCATGACTACAACTCTCCAACCACCAAAGTTCAGTTGAAGACTTTCCTCACTTCTCTTAGCCAGTGTTTCTTTAGCCTTCTTCCCATTAAGGAAAAAAACTCTGATTTGGTCATAATTCAATCCTGTAGTATGATTCTTTTTAAAATTGATATACTGCACATCAGGATTGAATGTGCTGGATGTAATTTGGCCAACATCATCAAAGATTATTTCCGACATCTTTCAAAATATCTCAGATTTACTTACCAACAGAAGTTTTTGTATTAGT